AGATACTTGTTGTTTTACAACCTCCAAACTACCTTTTCCGGCGCGCTGTGCCGTGTAGTCTGGTGGCGGTGAATCAGCGAGTACCTCTGGTCTTTCCCAAGTGTCGATATAGTGCCCTTCATTTTTGGGGGGGTCTCCTCTAACCGCTAGTACACATGCCTTGTCCAGCTCGGGCTGCTGGGTGCATGTGTCCCCCTGTCGGCTAATAAACATATAAGGCGCCAGTTTATATGTGATAGCTGCAGGCAGCACCGTCTACTATCATCCGGTGGCATTTAGGCCTGACTCTCAGCGTCAATTGTTTTTCAGTCTTTTCTCTCAGTGTCTTAGATCAATATGTTGCCCATGGTGAATTCGGCAGGAATGCTGAATCTATTCTGGGCTTGGAGGTAATCGAGGTAGTTCTCATGTTTACCAATGTAACCACGTACCTGGTTCACTGAAACACGAATGTTTTCAGCCCACGTGGCTCTGGACCTCACTCCTATCATTGATCCGCAATTTTTGTCCAGTTGTTTCCGCAGGTATGGAACATCTCGCCAGTCGTGAATTGTTTCTTTGTTGAACATGTATGGATTCTCAGTGATCCACACTCGATTCCACACCGCCAACATGTCTTCATTCGTCATCCATTCACCTCGAGCATGGATGGACCACGATGTCCTTCCTGTGGGAACCCAGTCTTTAGGCACTGCACTGCAAATTGCGAACGCGATGGTTCGTAGATCCCTTCTGTGGAAGTGGATCAGCATCCACATTTGCGCATACGCCTTACTGAGTCCTGCGGTTTCTCGCAACGTCCACCCTGCTCCAGGAGACACTCTAGCTCTTCCAATAAGTTCGTCCTGATCTCTGCATGGAACTGTGAGTGTTCTTCCATCCTTTAAGCTGAGCTTGTGGAAATGGTGTGAACAAAACGGCACACCCTCCCAACTGTTCCAGCCTGTTGAGGGCTTCCATTCATTGATATCTTTTCTGATCTTGGCCATGCTGTTGAGAAAGTGCAGAGCTTCTGCAAATCGGTCATCAATGGGCTTAACCACCACATCATCTCCGCTAGCAGCGATCCGGGTTAATCGTTCTTCTCCGTTCCTCACCAGCCACATTTCTAAATTGCGTCTACTGCAGCCGGTGAGTGACAGAGTGTCTTCAGGTAGGATCACTCCTTCGCCTTCAGCCATCCTAATCAACTGCACCTTGAGGTTTGTCCACGTGTTGAGGGGGTAAGTCACGACCTGTCCGCTACCTCTCTGGTCCTTCCTGCTAATGATGTCCATTAGCGTCTTTCCTCCCTTGCCTGGCCTCATCACTCTCACAACCTTGTTCATGTACGTGAGATCCATAATGGCCGTGGCCAATTTTTTGTGGGTGTGTGCCATCAGCTTTGTGATCTCCATCTCATCCTCTAGGTCAGCATTCGTTATCTTGGTGTCCCAGCCGGCTGTGTCATCTGCATACATTTGGCCTCCTGTCATTCCTCCCATATCCTCAAGGATGTAGCCTAGGTATTGTAATCCAATCCCTTCGACCCCACCTTTGGAATTCTCTCTCGAGAGCCAATGATCTTCGTTCAGGAATCCTAGGGCTTCAAATTCCAAGTACCTTGCTCCTAGCCACATGTACCAGATTGCTCTGCTGCCCTTGGCCCTTCCAAATTCCGTCAATTTCTTTTCACGCTTTCCCATCATGTTGTAGACACATGAGACGCATCTTCCCTCTAAGTGGTGTTGTCGCTCAATGTCGACTTGCCTCCAGAATCCATGGTCTCTCACTGCATCTTTTGCGCTTGGCCAGTTCCCTTGGTCATTGAACATTGTTCCCAGAGCCGCATCAGAGTTCACCTTAGCAATAAACTCATCTGGAGTACACAGTCTAGGCTTCTTTGTTCTAGACAGGTAGTTTGTCAACCATCTGTTCACAATCCTCATCACTTCTCTGGTTCCAGTTGGAGGTTCCATTGCTTTGGTGTCGACCTTTTCTTTGAAAACGCGCTGTTGCCCAAAAGGGGTTGTGTCTGTCATGCAAACGTTTGTCACTCCGGAGTTTGTGTCCCATGGGTGTGTTAGCTCCTTGACCACTCCATTTATCATTGATGAAGCACTTCCAGATGTGGAAGTCTCATATGATCCATGGTAGGTCCACGTCTTGTAGGGGTGTTCTGCATCATACATCCATGAAGCTTTGTATTCTTGTTCAAGTTTTCTCACTCGGAGTCCAATTTTGTCCCAGTTTGGTGGATCAGCGACACTGTTCACTGCTCTAGTCCCAGTTCCCAGGTTGACATCATCTTCCCAGTGCACTTTTCCTGTCAAGTGTATCATCCTGTCCAAAAGTGTTCTACTCAGAGATGCCACTGCATTCATGGCATTACCTCTTGCATCAGATACCCAATACATCTCATGTGTGCTGTTGCGGGAGAGTGGCACTCTCACTAAAGCACCTCCATGAACTTTCATTAGCTTGTCTATCTTCTCCAATACATTTGGCATGTATGGAGCAAGAACCTTGCAACAAAAGTGAGTTGGCTTACTCTTTCTGATCCACTCTTCAACCAGATTCAGCACGCGTAGGGTCCTCTCTTCTTCTACTAGCATGTTAGACGATGACTCTCCAATGTCACACAATAGAGTGTCTGTCATGTGTGTAGGCATGTAGAAAACGTCCACTTTGCTACGCAGAGTGACAATGTTCCATCCATAAGTCTGCACCGGAATGGGTTCTTCGTGTCCGTCACCTCCTTTGGTGAAGCCTCGTACAGATACAACGTTTCTTTGAGCTGCTGCGTAATAACACCATCCACCTCGCCCGCATCCCAAGTCTGTGACATCCCCCATCAGGCGTAAATATCCTTTATCTACCAGCCATCTGAGCTTTGCTGAACCCCGGGATACAGCGTGACCTCCTGTTACATTTCCACTCTTTAAAGCTTCCCGCGCTGCTGTTCTGTCCACCTCAACTATCCCATCTCGTCTGTATCTCTGAAAGGTTTCCTTGTTCATTGCGTTTAGTTTGCGTTTCCATTCCATCCCTCGGGTGTTGCTTATGGTGACTCCTCTACGGGGAACCCCTTTTAGCGAGAGGTTTCTGACCAGCGTGTATGTCAGAGGTATTCCAGCTAGATACTGTCCTCTCATCAAGTTGCACAGTGAAGATGCCACTGAGGTGTTCCAGATTGTGGAAGAGTTCCCTTCTATGAGTGGGCCAAGTGCTGCGCTTCCCAGTATGCCTAGTTCCATCAAGTGAGTCAAGTCTCTGTTTACCGCTGTGGATATGACCGCCATGATCAGGAGCATCCACAGTCCAAGTTTGCGCTCATACATGGGGTCCATTCCTGGGGGCGCTGTGACGTTTATAGTGTTGACTCCATCCACAATAGGGTTCTTTGATACTCCAGCTGCGGTTCTGTTTTGAGCTTCTCTCGCTGCTTTAGCCCTGACTCCAGGTAGAGTCATTGAGAAGTGAACGCAGGAGAGTCCGATCGCACACAACAAGGTTGTCCCCGTTATGCTAGACCAACACCCCACTCCCAACAGAATGACGCCCCAGTCCAAGTTGAAAAATGGCGTTCCTTTATCCATTGATAGCAGTATTCCTGCTTGATTCGTGATGGCTGCAATTGATATACTTGTGAAGTGAGTCACAATCGCATGCTCCAAAATGGGCCCAAGCATTGTAGCAATCACTACATACAAAGCCCATGATGTCGCCGGTCTCAAGTCCACGCTAAAATCAAACTTCCAGGGATTGTTGTTCGGGGCTTTAACCGGTAACAAAGACACGAAATCATTTTTTGTCTTCTCCAGCAGTCCTGTCTCATTTGCCGCAATCAATGCTGCAATGCTTAGTATTCCAATTAGGACCATGGCAATCGTATTGTCTTGTACTGATCTCTGCGATCCTGGTTCTGGAACCAAGACTACGAAGAGAATGAAAGCCACTAATTGCATTGCCGCTATTTGATATCCAGCCATGCCTGAAGCCCACAGAAAATACGTAGCTGCCATGATGGTCATGAATCCCAGCGACATGCGTGTCATGCCTTTGGGTGCCATCAGGAAAATTAGTATTCCCATGGTCATGAACCCTACCATCGTCACGAATATTGCCGTCTCTGCTGCATCGGGTAGGTTGTCAACTGCAAGCCTGTATGCTCTACTTCCTGGAGTGGCTGTAAGCACAGTCTTGAAGGTGTCAGCCGCATCAATAGTTTTGTCGGCGAAATGCTGTGGAAGTTTGCCGAGCACTTCTATTATAGGAACATAACTTCGGCGTCCCTCAGCAAATTCGATGAAAGCCTTGAGTGCTGTTTTCTCCTGGTATGTGCGTTGGTCAATCCATCTTGGTTGCAGTATCTTCCTCTCGCCATTCACAAGCTTGTATTCAACTGTCTGTCCGTAATCATCGTAGATGAGATGTCCAGATGGCCCACTATGGCACCAGCTTCTGTCTTTGTATTCATGACCATGCTTGGCCACCTGATAAGCCAGCCATATGGGTAAGTCTGCCTTGCGCACCAAATCCTTGAATACGTCACGTTTGGTCATATCCAGCCTGAAGTGTCCATCCGTTTCACTTAGCATGTCAGCCTCCGGCTCGTAGAACTGTGGGTACAGACCGCCTGGTACCATGATGTTGTCCATTAAGATCTTCGCTTCTGTCCAGTGCACCATGTTGGAGAAGTCGTCACCAACCTCGCCTCCGTAAATGTACTGGTCACCAAGCTGAGTGGGGTCTCGACCCACTCTCCCTCTACGCTGTGCTGCACTAGCTGGGCTTATGGGTTTTGGAGATCCCAACACTACTCTCTCAGAAGGGACATAGGCCAATGTTGGTTTGATTGACGTTCTACAGTCAATGACTCGTGAGGCTTTGAAATTTGCTCCCATTTCAGATATGTCCGTTGTGATCACAAAGTCCCACGTTCCACTCTTGGTCTTTGGAAACTCGTCATTGAATGTTTTGCTATTCAACACAACGCATTTCTTCCCTGTCCTCGCGAGGCAGCTCGCTATGATGTTCCCAGTTCGAATTGATGGAACAAACCACACAGTTTTGCCTGTGTAATCTGTAATCCATTCGAATCCGGTGCTCCATGCCTTGTCTGGAATTTCCCTTTCCTCATCTTCAATATGGCTATTGGATTCTGGGAATGCATCAAGAGTTCCTGGAGGTGTTGCCGTCATGAAAATCGCAGCTGCTTCTCCTAGCTTGACCCGTGTTGCGATTATTCCTCTTGCCGCAATTGAAGCTGGGTCAGTGAAATGTGCCTCATCCATTACATACAATTGGTAATTAACCATTCTTCCTGGTGTCAATTGTCTGTACGTAAATGTCGCATGACACATGACGTCTATCAGCTCATTTCCACTCCCTTTGGTTTCAACGGCCGAGGTTTGGTATCTCACCGGCAATCCAGCTAGAGCTCCGTGCATTTCCTTAGCTACAACACGCGTCGGGGCCAGTACAAGGGTTTTCAACTTCTTGGCCACTGCTTCTTTGAGAACCTGTGGCAACACCTTGCGGGTTTTTCCCGCTCCTGGATGTAGGTCCATAACGCTCAGCTTTCCCTTTTTCAACATGTCCGGGTGGAATACTACAGGGGTAATGTTCTCACAACCTGCTGACTGCGCGATCGCACTAGCGTAGGTGCTGTCGTTAAGCATGACACCATTCCCATACAGTCCAACCACATTTCCATCTTTGTCCACGATTGGGGAACCTGAAGTGCCTGACGGGTAGTCAAGCACCACAGCCCCAACCTCAGTTCCGTCTGACATGACGAACCTTCCTGGAGTTGTTTGAACGTTCTCGGGTATTTTCTGGGGTTGCACTGCTATTAACTGCACTTCAGAAGATCCATCCCAAGTGCTGTTGAGCTTCCATGGCCCACCGTAGCTGATGAGATCTTCTCGAACATCCGCCCAATATGGATCCATTCTACCGTTACCACTCGTTAGAGAGGCGCCACGGGTGACGTGCCACATTGTGTGAAACACTGAGTCTTTCATCACTCCCACTCCTACTTGCGTAGAACCAATGAGCCTTCTTGACATCACTCTGTAACATCCGTCCTCCACACTTGGGGCAGATGATGCAATCGGATGTGGTATATCCCAGAGAACCGTGCCACGCCTCCCACTTTTTACGAAACCGAACCAGATCAACCCCGCTACCGGAATCGCTAACGGGTGTACTCCAGCCAGAACGAGACAGAAAGCCATCACTCCATTCTTTAGCCACGAAGCCTCGGCTTCGTGGCGAAGCCGAAAATCCCCCCCGTCGGTAACTTGCACGTCCACCCTTGGACTTGATCCAGAAACTGCTGCGTCGTCAATCCATGAAATTTCACCAGCCTTTTCCAAGAACACGTCTGCAGATCTCCCACTTATTGCGTAAGCCACAAAAATCAGAGAGGCAGCTGCCGCAGGCCCAGCAATATCATTCATCGCGTTTCCGCTTAATGCCCCGATCATAGCGCATGTTAGACCGACTGCCGTCATAATCTCTCCTGCTGGCCATGACCTCTTTCCGCTGCTGTACGTTAATAAGGAGTATCCAAGCATACCTAATGGATCCAGTCCGGCCACGGCTCCTACTAGTCCTAAAAAATAGGGCATGTGCTTCCGAACTGATGTTCCCTTCGTGCCTTTGATGAGAGTGCCTGCCGCTATTGTAACCATGCTGACTCTTATAGCATGTGGCGTCAGGCTCAACACGCCTGGGACGCACATGCAAATGAGGGGCATTGCTTTGGAAAGAGCTCCGGGTACCACAATGGCTCTGATGTACAGCCATCCCATAGCAAGAGCATTCAGCACTTGCATAGACTTTGTTGATTGCCATGCAGCCGCACAAATTTGCAGAACGACTGCTGCTGAAGCCAAAATGGTACTTTCCCGTGGTGACCATTGTTTGCGAAGAAGGAAGAAAAGCAGATAACCAGGTTGCACTTTGAATGTGGCAATCAGGGCTAAATGAATCAAGTCTCCCCCGTTGTTCATTTCTGCAAATGCTACACCAACCATGATCACGTACCTTGCTATGTCATTGTATGTGAGGTCACCCAACACTGCTGCCAGCAATAGTCCTAGTGCAGCCAACATTATGTACCGGCTGGTCATTCTTCTTTTAAGACCTTCCTGCACGAAAATGATTAGCACTAGGAGCCCTAAGGAAAAATCATCAATTCCTTGAAATGTTCCAGCTGAAACCTTTGATCGCAACAGACTTTCTTCGCTTGCCTTTTTTGGTCTGATTTCCATGGCATACCAGCATCCATCTGGCGTGCGGTAAGTGAGGGGTGGCATGGTGCATTTCCGGCAGCACCATTCTGGAATGATTTTGCCACTATCTGTGGTAGATCTGATGGATTCTCCTCTGTTCGTGCAATTGTTTTCCACCACAACTTTAGTACCAGGACACTCCTCAAACACAACATCCAGTGGGACATTGTTCCAGGGTCCTGACAATTGCGTGGCATATCCAGGTCTGGTGTTCATGTGAGAAACTGGTCCTCCGAACATTGATGGTAAGATGAGTTTTGACTCCAGCACTCCTCTTCCCCAAATGGTGTGCGAATCGGGCCACAGGCACCGCCTGCTCTCCGTCATTGACAATGATTCCAGTTTCCAGTCGCCTGATTCCTTAGAAGCAGTCATCCACAATCCGGGGTCGCCATGAACAGACTTGTTGCCTTTCACAGCAGCTCCCAACAGTTCCGTGTCGCAGTATTCTGTTTGTGCGTCAGCCAAATCCAGGAAGACTTTGGTTTTCATTATTCCTGTGCCAAACTCCTCTATCTTAAATGTATTCCAAGCGCGTTTGTCCGAGGCACACTCTCCTTCATCATTTCCATCGATTATGAAAGTGTTCTCGGCTATTGGCACTGAAACAAACATTGTCTTGCCCCACGACTTCCATCCGTACTGCAGTCCTGTTGTGTTTCGGGTTAATGACTTGGTTCCTCGTGGATATGTGCCATTGGCATTCTTCACAACGACACTCAATTTGATGTCATTTTCTTCTAGAATCCCATTGAGCTCATTTTCAATTTGTTTCCACATTTCATGTTCCATGCGGGTGGCTGACCTAACTCCACAGATTCCATCATTCCATCCTTTCCAAATAGCTGCAGCTAGGGTTTTTGGAGAGCCAGGATGAAAGACATATTTGTCTCTCCAGCCCCCTGCATCCCTGAAGATGAAAATGCCATCTCCACACTTGATTTCTCTGTGTGTTATGTCAAGGCTGCATCCAATTTCAGACACTCCAACTGTTGTGGTTGCCAAATAGAGCAGGATTGATCCAGTCAGAATGAAAGATGTGGCAAGCATGCGATCTCTGGTGCTTATTCCTAGCCAAATGAGCAGCGCTCCAATCAAAATTTTTGCCATCCATCCAATGCCTCCAAATAGAGTCCTGAACAAACTGCCAAAAACGTGATGTACCGCTTTTCCCATGCTGCTGAAGAATCCTCCGATGGACCCAAAGTCCCATGCGTGTTCGCCCATTGCTGTTATCCGTTTCATTCCTTTGTATGACAAGGCCAACGCATTACCAATGGAGCTTCCGGGTTTGTGCCAGGCTTCAGAGATTTTTGTGGTTCCTGCTCCAATCTCTATATAGCTGTCTCCAAATGGTGGTTCAACTTCAACGACTGCCTTCTCATTCTGTTTCGCTATGAATGGGTGTGCTGTCACCAATCTCCCGACATGCTCGCCGTTTGGTTTGTCAGTCACGGCCACTGGTATTTTACATGGCGCATCTGTTCCAGCATATGATACTTGGAACACGACTGTCCCATGACCTGTGTCCACTGGCCGCTTCGCAAAGGTGAACGCTTGCGCACACGTGACGTATGTTGACCCTTTCAGCTTCATGTTGCCAAGCTTGATTCTGCATTTCAGGAATCCGGTCGCTAACTTGACTTTGTCAGAGTTCCACTCGACTGACGGGGCTTTTGCCACGGCAGTGAAAAATGCTCCTTCTTGATCTCCAATGGAGTATACAGATTGTCGCGTAGCATGCGGAACTCCAAATTCAACTAACCGGTCACGATCATGCCAGAAGTCTGCTGACGGTGATGTCCATGGAAGTGCTAAGTCCTGGAACCAGTCTCTCTTGACCATCCACCAGCGTGAGGCTGTGTCTACGATCAAGACTTGCTCAAAGTCAATTCCAATGTCCAGAGAACAGTCCATACCCACTTTACCAAAATCACCCATATCCGCCTCTATTGAGCTAGCTTGAGGAGTGATGGTGGCCGTGGCTAATTCCTTCCGGTTCTTGCGCTTGGATGCATCGTCAGAATCAGGAGCCGATTGTCCATGGATAGAAATATCCACTTCCGCTTCGATGTTCTCGCGGCTAATTACATGTCCATGCAGTTGCTTGGTGCAAGCAAATTTAGCACACGTTTCCATTGACCCTTTTCCAAACAGTCCACATCCATTTCCCCAACCTCTGTCAGGGTAGCTCACCTTGCACATGTAGGAGGTGTCCTTTGCCTTGGTGTTATGAATTTCGCCTGTTCCTGGACATCCACTTTCGACTGTGATGTCTGATACGGAGGCAGTGAGGCAGTACGCTCGCACCTTTGCAAGTTTCGTCATCTCCAACTTCGTCAACTTGAAATCCACTGTTGGTTTACCTTCTGCTGCAATAGTCACACACCCGTGCACGTCCAAAACGACGTCCACCCATGTGCCACCACTGACTCCCTGGATAAAATCGCGCTTAGCCACATCTATGCATTGCAGACTGTATGCTGGTCCGATCAACACAAGGAGGGTGATGTAGATGACACGCTGCGCTGTAGTCCTGCCCAATAGCCATCCGATAGCCACTAATATTCCAAGATATCCTGGATTTCTCAGAGCCCACCGTTCGACTCGCTGCAAGTATTTACTAGCGTCAGTGTGTGATTTCCACATTGGTGCCTCTCCTGTGTGAAGGTTTCCTGTCCCATGCGGTGCGAGAGCAACAGATCGTCTGCTGCGTCTACTCACCCCATCTCGTCTACACCTACCATAGGTAACATAAACTGATACAACTTTACACCAACAATCAATGTCGTCAGGCTCAGCAGCACCGTCCAATTTGGGACAAAGATACGTAACAGTGTCTTCACACCAAGTCCCCACATCTGTAGCCATAACGATGCATGATCCGTTCCCGACTGCTGTCTTAATGGATAACCAGGTCCCAACATCACTCCCAGTGACGTTCATGTACACAAACCCATTTCTGGTGAACCTGGTGGCTCCATAAGCCATACAACTCATTGTCAATAGAATCAAAGCCATGCTGGGCGTCGTGACCGATCTCTTCGCCTTTCTCTTCCTCTTTTGCACACTAGCCAGAAGGTTTGTAACCGTTCTCTTGAAGCTACTGAGGATCTTTATCAGATCACTCTTTTTCGCACTGCGAAACTTAGCTCTCGTGGCCTTGCTGACCTTGTTGCCGAGGAATGTCATGTAGAGCAGGTAGGCAACGGTTGCCCGTATGCCAGCCAAGCTTTCCATGACTGTTTGTGTTGCCTTCTTTAAGACCTTTTTCGGTCCCGAGACGCGAGGCAACGCACGTCTCACTATATCGATAGCCCGTCTTCCGGGCTTCTTGGGTTTATTCGCCATCGGTATTTCGATTCACAATAAACCTATTCAAACGTGTTATATCCAAAATACTTCTCCAACCAACTATGTTACAGAATGCACACGTAGAATATACTTTTC